GGTAGGAGCAGAACCGCCACCACCATAGGTCAACTCAGTCACTGCATTAGAAGTGCCAAGTTTGAATAATTTGAGATTCCCTGCGAACAGAACAGTCAAAGTGCCATCAGTTTGGACTAATTCGTGAATAACAGTAACGTCATTAGCACCTAGATTGCCCGATGATGGGTTAACCCTTGTGTAGCCCTTACGAGAGCCAACACGACCATATTGGTCAATTACACAATTATTGGCGACCAAAGCAAAGCCAGATGCCAAATCTAATGGCGAATCTTGCGTGTTCAGGCCGAAAAAGCCTGGTGCGCTAATGCTTTGACTTTGTAGAGGAGCTGCCATTAGACCGCCACAAAGTTATCTTCAGGGTAACGAGTGCTTTCCAATGCAATAGCGTCAGATAGCATTCCACGGAACAAAGCATAAGCCTCATTAGAAGCAGTGCCTCCATCCTCACCACGCTCAATCAAGCCACGGGCATAGGCACTTTGAGTCACCAAATAGTCTAATACCTTGACTGAAGTGCCATCAGCAGACAAATTAGCCTGTGGAATGGTCAAATCAAACTTAAGTGTATAGACACCATCAGGAACGGGAAACAGGTCAACCTTTGTGTCGCCACTACCATCTACACCACTAAAGCAGAACTCGCTAGGAATAGACTGTGAAGGTGTACCAAAGTTGAGTTTGCGGTTCATGTCCGCAACAGTGGTGTTATCTAAAGTTATAACACTTGTGGTATTGATAGCGTCATTAACACGAAACTTCTGACCAGCACCTGTTAAAGAATATGAACTTGTGCCACTGGTGGTAGTAACTGTAATTGTTTGTCCTAAGACATTCCAATTATAGGAGTCTTCAATTTGACGTTTGGCATCGTTGACAAACTTGCCAATCAATGCGGAATAGGCAGTTTCTGAGACTGTAGAAACATTAGTCTCACGCAAACGGGTGAGAACATCGTTAACAAGTTCTAAGTAGGTCATGTTCGTTGTGCTCCCTGAACCTCAAATGTTGCAAGTACAGACATTGTTGCTCCCGCTTCAGAAGTGGCAGTTATATAATCGCCTTCCTCCATCACAAAATATTGTGTGTCTGAAATAAGCGTTAATGTAGTTCTTGCTGATAAGACTTGTTCACTAACAATCAAAGTTGATGTAGCGGTACTTGCGTCATACCAACTAAAGGAAATGTGTTTACTAGGAGAGGTATTACAAACGTGTAATAGTACGCATTTAGCGTAATAGCCAGTAGGCACTGTATACAGCGTAGTAGCTGTATTAGCAGTTAAATTCTTACTGACAGATACTGGTCTCATTTGTTCCTCTTAGAGATCGCTTTAGCCTTTGCTTTAGCGTCTTCCTTGGACGTTGCGCCCCAAGCTCTAAGAGAAAGTAAAAGTCGGGTAGGCTTTCCATCTTTCATCTCAGCGCCAGGCATATTGCCCATTCGTGCTAGAAAACTAGATCGTCGACCTGAATTACCCGTTTTTAAAGGCGCTTTTAAGTTCAGTCCCTCAGTCCTTTTGTAGAACTCCCGACCTTCCTCATTCAATCCGCCTTTTGGATTCTGGTATTTTTTTAAGACCATGATGATCTTCCTGTGAAGTGTACACCAGGCTGAGGTGGTAATGCAATAGCTAAATCAAAATCTAAGCCATTTCTTAATCTTTGCATAAGAGTTTCTGGCTTCATATTGACCATTTTAGCAATCTCAGTTGTTGAGCGTAATTCACCTTGATACATACGTTTGCCACGATCTGGGTCAATTTTTATATGTTCTGATGGATCGCCATAAATCTTTGTTGCTTTCCAGATTCTTTGGTATCCAATTCCTGTTTTTCTGGCAATTTCAGCTAAGGTAAGATTCTCACCTTCAAACAAGTATCTTTTGCTATTTCGACGATTATTTGCTTGTTCAATGCTAGTTGACCATTTCACATTTTCTGGTGAATAGCCTTTATTGACATCAATCCTATCAAGACTGTAATCTTTTGAAGGTCTTAACCCAACATCTTGGATAAATTGATAAAAGCCATCTTCTCCATGCCACGATAGATGCACATCAATTCCACGACCGCCATAGTTTTTGTAATCAGGGCTTACTTCTGAATAGCATCGGTAAAAAAGATGCTTCCATGTCCCATGAGACAGAAGTAACTGATTAACAGTTGTTTTGTCTAATGATTCAGGGATCATTTCTTTTTAGCAGTCTTAGCCGCTTGCTTAAATGCCGCCTCAGTAGGTGCGCCTTTAGAACCAACCTTACGCATCTTTTCCTTAGAACCCGCTTTGATGCGTTCTTGTTTGGCATTGATGTTAGCGTAGAGACCTTGTTTCATTTCTTACCCTTTGGTTTAGACATACCTGCTTCGGATAAAGCAATAGCCAAAGCCTGTTTTGGATTAGTAACGACCTTTTTATTGGTAGTCAACTTGCCCTTACCAAACTCAGTCATCACTTTGCTGATCTTCTTTTGGGCTTTAGTTTTCATATCAGTACAATATCTTTGCGATGATTGTTCCAGATGTATACGCTGTGCAATTGGCTCTCAAATATTTAGGAGCATTAGCCAAAGTAATAATGCCATCACCAGTTAATGCTGTACCAATCGTTGAATATGTTACCCCGTCCAGACTTCCTTGCAAAGCAACAGTAGCACTTGTGATACCTGAGACTTGAAGGAATGCGGGTTGACCAGGATCGGCTTGAACTGCAGTTGATGCGCCAGTAGCGACAACGGCATTAAGAAGTGTAACGGGAGAAGTTAAAGAAGACATTATTTACCCCTTGTGGATTTTTTCATCATATTGGTAGCAGTACGACCACCACGGGTAGGCATGGCTTTAGGCTTACCAATAGCAATCATCACAGTGACAGGCATAGATTTCTTTTTGCCATACTCTTTGGCTTCTTTCTCGCCTTTTTCTGTGTATGGGAATTTCTTGTTTCCAACTTGTGGCATATAAATCCTTAACGAACTAGCTTGGTTGCAATGAAAGAAATGATACCGCCAACAACAGAGGCGATAGCCATTCCAACGAAAAAGCCACCTTTAGATTTGTTAGCCATCTCTAAAAGCGTTTTAATATCTTGGCGAAGTGCATGGACTTCTGCTTGTAAAGCCTCAACTTGGGCTTCTAGCTTACCAAATTCTCTTGGATCAATTTCCGACATTTGAAACCTCTTTTTTTGGTCTGCCCAACTTAGGTTTGTCTTCAACTTTCTTTGGAGTTTCCTCAACAAGGACGTATCCTTCATGACCTTTCATGCTATCAATATCATGCTGATATGTGAAAGTTATTAAAGTACCAGACTGTAAACAACGAAAAGTAGCCATAAAAACTCCAAAAAAAGGGGGGTATTAGCCCCCTTTTATCATACTAAACGAACCACAACGCACTTAACTGTGGTGCTTGCTAAGTCCACAGTAGCTGTACTTTCGTTTTGAAAACGAATAGATACAGTATCTGCTGCTGAAACATAAGGCGTGATGGAGAGTCCAGAGACATCCACACCCATACTGATGTTCATCACAATGTCGCCTAGCTTAACGCCAGGTACTGTAATGGTGTTTGTTTCACCTGCGCCATCAACTAAAGATGAAGCGTTTAGTGTTGCTGTTACAGACCAAGTATCCGAAAAAAGACCTCGGAATTGGTCAGTTCCCCTGCGGGAAACGACTGCTGTTGCTGCTGCCATAATAAATCTCCTTGATGTAAAAAATCCCCCCACCGATTAAGGCGAGGGGAAAAGGCAACTATTAGGCTGGAACTGCTAACGCAAATGCGCTAGAAGACAAAGCTGCACCACTTGTAGCGGCGGCACGAAGTGCTTTCACACCATACAAAGTATCAGATGTGAACAAAGTAGCCAAGTAATCTTGTTTGTACTGAGTCTGTGAACGGATACCAATTTGCTCAACAAGAACCATACAGTCCTTGTGACCCATCAAGCAGATACGATCTGTGGTGGAGTTACCAGCACCAGTATCAGCATTGCTAGATGTAAACACAGGAATACCATACAGATTACCGATTTCACCAGTACGGATAGCATTACCATTGCCCACAAAAGCCTGTTCTGTGTAACGGGAAAGACCCATCAACGTATTGCGGCTTGAAGGAGGAATGATAAAGAAACGATTGTCCATAGGAGTATCGTTGTCATCCAAACGCTGAATGGTTCTGCGAATAGCGGCATCAGTCAAAGCGGAAGCATTGGATGAAGAGCTATTGTAAGCAGTCGTACCATCACCACCAATAAAGGCTTTGGTAGTAGCCGCAGAAGTTGCGTAGTCGTTAGTACCGATGGTAGCACCATTGAATGCACGACCCAATTGGATCAAGCTCGTGTCTACTTGCTTGGCAAGCGCATAGCCCGCATCAGCAGTGTAGAACTGGCGCAAGCTGTTTAGGGCTTGTGCTTCAACGATGTCCTCAATGAAACGTGAATATTCAAAGTGTTGGTTAATAGACACTTGAATCTCTGTCTCAGTATCGGCAATCAAAGTCACGGCAGTAGATGCCGCTTTTGCTGAAGCTGAACCACGGGTAGGTGCGGGAATGTGAACTACATCGCCCTTCTTACCTTTAAAATTCATCTTCATTACGATGTTAGCCAAAACAAGGTTTTTCTTGTAAGCGGCTATGATTTCATCAGACCAGATTTCTGGAATGAACGTTGCTGCGGTGGTTACTGTTACCGCTGGTGTTGGATATGCCATGATTAAATCTCCTAAAGTTTAACGAACCCGACCCTCTTGATATGCCGCCATGATCTCGTCACTTAGTGCGTCATACCGATTTGGGTCTTGCATTTTGAGCCGAATAAGGTCAGCCCTTCTGTATACCTTCTTTGATGATTCACCAGAACCACCTACATCAACACCTACTGCCTTTAAGTTCTGCTTGCGAGTTACCTCGCCATCATCACTCGTTTGCTTCTGTTTAACAGAACGTAGCTGTTTATAGGTAGATAGCAATTCATTGGCTGAGTCGAAATCATATCCAGAATCGGCTTGCTCAAAAATCTTAATGCGAATGGGGCTAGATTTAACCCAATTTGCAAAGTCCTGATCTTTGGCGATGTCTCCAAAGTCGGGATGTTCTTGCGCTAACCTTTGCTGAATTTGCGCCCTTCTCATCTCTTGCGTAACTTGTCGTGCCGCTAGGATGTCAGGGTGATTATCAACAGTCCTTTGAACTGCCTTCTGTGGATTCTCAAAGAAATCTACTTCAGGCTCTTCCTGTCTAGTCTGTTGTCGTGAACCAAGGTTCTGTTTGATAAGTTCATCGGCTAACTTTCTGACCTCGCCTACTTCCTGTGCTTGCTTTCCAATTAGCTTTTCAGCCTCTTGGTGCATCCGCACAATCTCGTCTAAACTTTTTTCCCTGTATTTCTCAGGAAGTTCAGGCTTTTGCTCGATCTTCTGCTGCTCAATCTCTAACTCACCCAACTCTTCTTTGTCGTCATCAATCAACATACTTTTTCCTTTTCCTGCCGTTGTTCGGTTGTAGGAGATTCAACTCGGCATAATTGCTTATGAGTTGAGTTTCTGCTCGGCTTTTAATCTATCTAAGTGACTTTTCTCGAACCTTCCATGCGCTGATGGAAATGTTCCAGACCACCCTTCTAGCTTAAAAGCTGGTGCAGATAAAATGCGATGAGTCTCCTCACCACAATCACACACAAGACTTGTTAACTCATAATCAACAAATCTCTCTGTCTTATGCCCGTTTATACAGGCAAATTCATACATTCTTCTCATTTAAGTCCTCAAATGCTCTTTCGCTGACTTGTTTTAAGTTCTTCAGCCAAATTAGTATTGAATACTCGCCTTTTCTGAATTGTAGACTTTTTTCGTCTGCAATTGTTGAGATATTATTCAAAGGCTCTATCATTTTGTCAACATCTTCCATCAATTCTACCCACCCTTGAGTGGACATCATGGAAAACCTCTCCTCGTAGTACTTCTGAAGTTCTGGATTCATTGTCTAGCCATCTGTTTTTCAACAATCTTAGCCTTGTTCTGAATATCTGCTTCTTTTAGCATCAAATCAGCAATCTTGACCCGCTTATCAAACTCTCGTGAAGCCAAAGCGTCATCAGTAGGAAGGTTCTTGGTGTTAGCCGCCATACTCTTTGCTTGCAACTCAATAGGCATCAATTGCGCTTCAGTCAATAACTTTTGCGCTTCAGCCTTGTTCTGCTCTGCTTGTGTAGTTTGGACAGCAATCTGTGCTTGCGCCAGTTGCATAGCCATTTGTTGTTGCATCTGAGCCGCTTGTTGAGCCTGTGGGTCAACTTGAGACATCTTGTCTAGCATCTCAATCAACTCAAATCTGTTTGACAGAGAAGAATTAGCCATGATGCCCTTCAAAATGATGGGCAAAACAGGTGTATTTGGGCCAAGAGTCTGGAGAAGCGCAATGAACTGTTGTTGCTCATGCTCTCTAGCAATGATACCAAGTGCTGCCGTAGGAATGAACTTCATGTCCACAGTAGGGTAACGCTCTGGATCAAACTGCATATAGCGGTAGGCGGCTTTGGTGATGAAGGGGATCATAAAATCCTCTTGGAAGTTCACCAAGGTACGCTTGTATTTCTTGATAATCGAGGCAGTAGCCATCGAAATACCGCCCTGACCCGCATCTCTGGAGACAGCAGTAACCATTCCCTGAGAGTCAAGAGTGCCTGTTGCCATCAAAAGCATACGTTCAAACTCTTTGGCAGTTGTCAGGTTAGAACCATCAGTATTACCGAACTTGAAGGGGAACAGAATCTCATTGGGATTGCCGTTTGTCAGGATTGCCTTGCCTGGCTTTACTTCAAACTTAGCACCACGTGGTAGACGAGTAGCATCCATAGCCATCATTGGGCTAGTTGTGAGAGCAAGTGAATCTAAGTGTGAACGAACTTGGGCATCTATAGCCTTTTGTGAGTTGTAAGCCTTCTCAACAGTACCACGACCCAATAAGCGATTAGGAACTGTATCGTCCTGATAAGCAAGGATAGGGCGATCCTTCATCATGTATGGGTTCTTTTCTGCCTTCAGAAGAACACCATCGTTGGCGATAACGACAATAGCTTCAACCAAATCGGAATACTCATCCTGAATACTGTCTTCAGGGAATAAGTCTTCTACATCTTCTTCATTCTCTAGCTCTTCAAGATACTCTCTAGGAACTAAACCATAGTAGGTCAAAAGTTTAACTTTATCGTCTTCGTACTGGGAGACTTCTTGTGTAGGCTCTAAGTCTGTATCCATAGAGTCAGTG